TCAGGGCGATGATGCCGTGCGAGACGAACTCGAAAGTGTTGCTGTCGATGACGGCACTGACGACACCCACCGGCGCAGCCCAGAACGAGGTACCAGGCGTGGCGATGGCTTTGATAAACGCCAGGCCGCTGCCATTGCCGGCGATGACCGTGCCGACGGTGAAGCCATGAAATGGTTGCATGACCCGACGGCAGGTTCTAGGGCGATAAGCTGTCGCCTGCGAGCCAACGAGGATCTCGCTGATGGTCGCCGTCGTCGTGAACACCGGGATGTGTTCCAGCCCTGGATCAGCAGTGACCCACCCGGGGGCATCTGGGCGCAGGTAGTATGTCGTCCAGGGTACCAACCCAGCGAACGCCGGTGCGAAGCCGCTCAGGCGGCCTGCCAGCACGAGGGTGCAGCGGCCGTTGTCCGCCACGGCGCTGACCACGCCGAGCGCTCGGCTGCGATGTCCTGTGGCGGCATCAGCGAGGACATACCGCCCGGTCGCCGGATCGGTCGTGACCACATGACCAACCTGGAAGCCATGCAGCGCCTGGACGACGGGTATCTCCAGATGATCGCCACTGGCCGAACCGCCGCTGGGGCCCAGCAATCGCACCACCGCCTGGCGCAGACCCGTGCCGGCTTCCTTCCACAAGATGAGCGCGGATCCGCTGGCGGCACTGGCGAGCGACCCAGCGCTGCCTGAGGCAACCTCGGCCGCCGCGTCGGTTGTGGCGTTCACCTGCACGCGCACCGGCGTGATGCCACTCGTGATAGCCCGCCCGCAGCGTCCTGCCGCGACCGGTTCTTGCAGGACGGCATAGATGCCCGGTCGGCTGGCGTCGGGTGCCACCCCCTGCAGGGCAACGCGACCGTGAAACGCGGCGAGGTTGTCGCTGGGCAGGATGAGCGGACTGCCGATGCCCACGATGTCGAAGCGATCCCGGGCCGCGCCAGTGTCGTTGCGGATGAGGATCTCGCCGCGCAGCGAGGCGGCGTCAGACTCGGCAGTCTGACGGAAGCGTTCGGCCTGGACGGTGGCGGTCGCATCGAGCACCGCATTCCAGGTCTCCGCGGGAATACGCAGGCGCTGACCTGGACTGACTTTGGTGAGTGTCATGAGCCGATCCCCAGTCCGGCGAACGAGGCGAAGGGATACACCTGCTCGACGTAGACCGCGATCGGCTTCTTGATGAGCACCTTGGCCGTGGCGTCGACGTCCTCGCCATATTGAACCCAGAGGTAGTCCCAGCCACGCTTCTGGATCCCGGCGATGGAGCCCACCGCCATGCCAGTCTGGTTGGGCGAGGCAGCGAACTTGTAGCTGATCTCCCAACGGTCGTCGGGATCGGTGCCGCGACGGGAGCCGCCAGCGCCCAGGAAGAGCACCTCGCCGGCCTGGAAGCCGCGAAATACCGCGTTGTTCACGGCCCCCGTCAGGCCCATCAGGGTCAGCTTGTAGGCTTGGGTGACCGCCGACGGGACGAGGTAATGCGTCTCGCTGAACTGGTAGACCGGAATGGTGATGTCGACGCCGGCGACGTTCTGTCCGTCGTAGCCGATCGCTCCACCCAGGGCGGTTGACGCTGCCGGTCCGTAGCGGCCGATGGTCGCGAGCGACTGCGTCACGTGCTGGGTGCCGCCACCAGTGTCGAAGGCGAAGGTCGACTCCGGGTTGTCCTGTTGCTGCGGCTCGGGCGCCTCGAAGGCTACCACCACTTTCCACGTCGTGGCGTTCAGCCGCTCGTCCAGGGTCACCGTCTTGCGGTAGAGGCCCTGGTAAGACGCAGGAATCTGCGCCATCGCCAGGAGGCGGACCTCGGCCTCATCGACAGCGCCGAGGACGACGTAGGCGATCTCGGCCTTGGGCTTGTCGCCCAGGGTCTCGGTGCGGCCGGCGAAGAGTTCGTGGAGCGTGGCTGCCATGGCTTATCCGAACACCGCGCCGTCGTTGTCTTCCAGCGCTCGGGCGATGCGCTGGGTGTTCTTCGCCGTCTCCTCAGTGGCCTTGGCGGTGCGCTCGGTGCTGGTGTCGCCCACACCCAGTTGCCCGATGGCTGCGCCTGAGAACGAGCCGGTGACATCGAGCTTCTGCGCTTCGGCGGTGACCGTCGCCGGAATCTGGTCGAGCGAGTTCCGCAGCGCGTCGAGATCCGGGAGGTCCACCTGCACTGGCGTCGTGCCTGGTCCCTGGACGCGGGCCTGCACATCGGCCTTCTGCTGCTTGGCCTCGGCCAGCGTGGCGTCGAGTTCGGCGCGGGCCTTTTCGACCCCGGCGTCCCGCTGCGTGACCGTGTCGGCCAAATCCTGGCTGATGCCGGCCTTCACCGCCTGACGCTCGGCGTCCAGGCTGGCCAGATCGGTGTCCCGCCCCTGACTGCGCTGCTGCCGCTGCTGGTCGACGGTGGTGTTCTTCTGCTCGGTCTCGGTCTGGATGCGCAGGTCCAAACCTTGGTCGGCCAGGCCGACCAGTTCGAGCAGCTGCGCCAGCTTCCCGGCGATCCAGCCGACCGCGTTGTTCCACAACTTAGTGATGCCGCCGACCACCCAGTCCCAGGCATCGGCCAGGGCATAGACCACGGTCCAGAACACCTCTTGGATGCCGTACCAGGCGCTGGCGAAGATCTGCGCAAAGCCGGCGATGGCGGCGTCCCAGAAGTTCAGCAGGAACGCGGTGCCGCGCTCCCATTCCAGCTTAAGGGTCGCCCAGACGACCCGGGCGGCGAGGCCGATGTCGCCGGCGGCGAGGGCATCGGCAATCCCGCCCCAGGCATCGACCGCATCAGCCTGCAAGGTCTGGAAGCCGCCACCGAGCATCCCCAGGGCCTGCTGGCCGGTGTTCGTCTGGGTGAGGATCACTGCTCCCAGTGCCACCACGCCAGCGATCACCGCCCCGATGGGCGAGAACAAGGCACCGATCACCGCGCCCATGGCGGAGATCACCGTCCCAGCCACCGAGGCGACCGTGGCCAGAGCGCCGATGCCGGCACTCACCCCGGAGACGGCCATGCCCAGGGCGATCAGTCCGATACCCACCCCGGCCACGGCGGCGCCCACCGTCAGGATGGTCACCACCAGTCCCTGATTCTGGCTAACCCATGCGCGGAACCCGACCAAGAAGCCGGTGACTGTGCCAGCCAGGTCGAGCAGCACCGGCGCCAGGGCGGTGCCAACCGCGTTGGCCACGCCCTGCAGGCTGGCCTTCACTCGGTCGAAGGCGTCGCCCAGGTCATCGGCCAGCTTGGCCTGCCCGCCCGACATGACCACGCCCAGGCGTCGGGCTTCGGCGCGCAGGGCTCCGAGATCGGCCGCCATCGGCAGCAGGGCGGTGCCGGACTTGCCCAGCACGCCCATCGCTGCTGCCGCCCGCTGGGTCGGATCCTGGATGCCCTGCAGCGCAGCCGCGATGGCAGCGAACTGCTGCTCGGGCTTGAGGCTGGCGAGCGCTTCGGCGGAAAGGCCGACCCGCTCCAGGGCCTGGGCCGCCTGGTCGCTGCCGTTCACCGCCCCCGTGATGGTCCGCTGCATGATGCGGATGGCCTTCTCGACGTCCTCCAGCGAGGACCCGGACTGCTGGGCGGCGTAGCCGAGTTCCGACAGCGCCTCGACCGACACCCCGGTGCGGGCCGCCATGTCGTTCAGCTGGCTGCCGGTGTCGGCGAAGGCCTTGGCCGCCAGGGCAAGCGGCGCGACCAGGCTGGCACCCAGGCCCAGCATCTTCGTCCCCATCGAGCGCACGGCGGCTCCGAAGGCCGCCAGCTTCTGCTGCGCCGAGCGTAAACCACGCACGAGGGCGCTATCGTCGGCGAACAACTCGACGTAGGCGCGACCAGCCCGGATACCGCCTGCCCCGGCCACGAATCAGGTCTCCCGCTTCTGGGCCGGCAGCTTCATCTGCTCCCGCTTCTTGAGCGCGAGGTAGCCGGTGGTCGCGGCGGTGAACGCCGCCCCGACGCCGCTGAGGACGTTGGACCAAGGAAAGGCCGCCCCGGTCGCCAGCGGGGCGATGGTAGCCAGCCCTGCCGCCACCGCCTGCGTGATCGCGTCGGTGTCTGGGCCAGCATGGGTCTCCTCCGATTCGGTGCCGACTCGGCGGATGGTGCCCGTCACCGGGATGACCTTGATGCCCTCGGCAGTCGGCACCGGCACCTGGGCCTGGAAGGTGATGCGGTCGGTCTTCTGCGTCTCCGACCGGGTCTGGCTGAAGCAGCCGGACAGCAGCAGCGCGATCGGGATGAGGACGAGCAGGCGTTTCATCGCGGCATCTCCGGGGGAAGTCGACGGTCGACGAACACCGATTTGAGGATGGACAGGTCGGTCAGCGGCTGGGCGGCTGGGCGGTCAGGCTGCGGCAGGAAGTCCGCCGGCACGTAGGCCGAGCGGCGCTTGGGATCGCGGTGGCAGTTGGCAGTGAGGGCCAGGATCGCGGCGGTGTGATTCCACCGCTCGCGGCTGCGTGCCTCGGCCATCGCCACCAGTTCGCGCAGGGTCAGCCCGGCGGGATCGACCCCGCAGAGGCCGGCGCACTGCCAGACAAGGCGCCAGACTGACGCGACTGCGACGGCAGTTGCTGCAGCGCCGCCAGCACCGCCTGGTCGAGCGCCGGATCGTTGAGGTGTGCCTCGGCCGCGGACAGCGCCGCCGCCCGCCACCCCGCCAGCTTGGCCAGTGCCTGCGTGAGCACGCGCCGGCGGGGACTCGGGAAAAAAGCGACGAACTCCTCGAGCAGCGCGGTCGTCGCGGTGTCGATGGTGTCACCGGCGAGGCTGCGGCCGAAATCCTCGTCGGTGATCTTGCGCTCATCCGCCTGCGGTTTCACGCAGGCATAGAGCACGTCGCCCAGGAGGACGGGATCGGCGACCAACCGATCGAGCAGCGTGCCGCCAGCCGCCTCGATGAGATCGACGCCGGCCACGGCGCGGACGCGTTTCAGGGTGGCGACAGTGATCTCCAGCGACCAGGAGCGGTTCAGGGCATCGGTGAAGGTGCGCATGTTGGCTCCGATCAGGGTGTGGTCGCCCAGGTGGGCGCGGTGGTGGAGTAGGTGACCTTGGCCTGGACCTTGACCTTGATGGCTTCCTCGAGCGCTTCCTCGCGGCTGAACTGCGTGATCGAGAAGTCGGCCTGTAAACCCTGGCTGCCGGGGGCGGCGACATCGCCGTCCATGATCGCTAGGCCGATGGCGGCGTTGGTGAAGAAGGCTGTCTTGATGGCGGTGAAGCCGGCATCGCCGGTGTTCCACACCATTTCCCATTCGACCGAACCTTCCTTGAGGGTGGCCACCGTCGCCTTCCAGCCGGCATTGGCGCGCGTGGTGACGTCGGCCTCGCCGGTTTCCAGCGAGAGGGTGACGTCTTTGACGTTGCCCAGTTCGGTCCAGGCACCGGCTGTGGCGACACCGCCGGCTTTGAAGTACAGCTTGGCCTGCATGCCGAGTTTGAGGCTCATCGGGAATCTCCAGGGAAGGGGTTAGCGGATCGAGTTGCGCCACAGCGGCGGGAGGGACTTCTGTTCAGCAGCAAAGGCCGGCGCCATGTACGGACGCGGGGCGATGGTGATGCGCCGCGCCTGACCCCAGCGCACCAGCACGGTCGGCCCGCCGTACTCCAGCAGCGGTGGCACGTTCCCCTGCTTCTGGTTCAGCAGCACCGGGCCGATGACGACCGACCGGCGCTGAGCATCCCAGGCGAAGTAGAGGTGCTGCCGCAGCAGGCCGACATGCGCCGAGGGCGGCTGGCCGGGCGGGGCCGGATCCTTCCGCCGCTTCATCGAGGTCCGCGCCCGCTGCCGGACGAAGGCGCCGAAGCGGGAGAGGACCTTCCGCTCGGCCTTCGTGGTGGCGTTCATCACCGCCGCGCGGTCGAAGAAGCCGGCCTTCGCCTGGCTGAGGCGCATGCCGATCATGGCTCACACCTTGATCAGCCAGCGCACCACGGCGCTCGGTTGCAGGTTGTTGTGAGCCCCGCCGCCGCCAGCCGAGCCGGTGCTTCCTGATGGTCCTCTCGTGTTGCCACTGCCGAAACCCGAGCCGACGAAGTTACCCGGCACCACGGGCGCCGGGTGGGTGTGGACCGGCATCTCGGCGGTGGTCAGGGTGTGGGTTTCTGTGCCGCCTCGGCTGCCAACGGTGTTCCCCAGCGCCGCAGTCGCCGTGCCGCCAGCACCGACCAACGTCCGCCGCCGCAGATCCGGCAGGGCGAAAGTCGTGCTGCCGTCGCCGGCACCCCAGGCTGTCCCGATGGCGGCGAACATACCGGCGTAGGTCGTCCGACTGACGGCAGCACCGTCGCAGTCGAGCCAGCCAGATGGCATTGCCGCCCCTGGCCAGGGCTTGAGGTCGCCGGCGACGAAGCCGATCACGGCAACCCCGCCGCCGCCAACCTCGCCCCACGTGCCGGGGTTGCCGGCTGCGGTGCAGCGCCACAGACTCCCCACCGCATCGCACGCAAGCGTGCCGATGCGCCAGGTGCCGGTGGTGGGCGGACCGACCGCAGGCAGTGGCACCAGTTCAATCGGGGTCAGCAGGCGGCGGACGGCCATGTCAGCGGCCCACCACGACGCGGTAGGCACCAACAACCGGCGGGGCGCCGCCGACCTCGACGACCACCGTGTTGCCGTCCGGGCGGGTCACCCGGCAGTCGACATCCGCGTAGGCGTCAGCGGTGTCGAGGATCGCCACCTGCACATCGCGGGTGCCGAGACCGTGCGCGATGGAGAACAGGGTCGCCACGCCGTCGCCGATGGTCGCCTGGTGCGACAGGCGGACGACGCCGGTCAAACCGTCGACCGACAGCACGTAGCCCGAGGCGACCAGCTCAACCCAGCTGCCGAGCACGGCGGGGGTATCGGTGGCCAGGATGAACGACTTGCCGAGGTCGGAGCGTACCGCCACGTCGCCGCGCTGCACGGTCAGCGCCAGCATCGCCGCCTGGCTAGCGACCACGACGGTGTCGGTGATCGCCAACGCCGGCAGCTGGCTGGGGTCCAGGGTGCCGTCGATGGTGAGGCTGGCGAAGCCGTCCGGCACGCCGCGCTGGGCGATGATGTCGGACACGGCGTCGGCGCGCGCCTGGGCCGCTTGGCCGTCGGCGTAGTCGCGGGTGGCGGCATCGTCGCCGTTCACCGGATTGGCCAGATGCCGGATGGCCTGGCCGAGCATGTCGATGGGAACGGCGATCTTCTTGACGGGATTGGGCATGGGATGTTCCTTAGGAGAGGTCGGCGATGCCGCTGATGGGCAAGCCAAACGTGATGGTGGTGGTCGTGGGATCGAGATGGGCGACGACGCCTTC